TTAAGCTCCCTACCCTAGAACTGACTAACGGACTTGTTCCTATTATCTTGAATGATTCAGAAGAAACGATTGTTGAAGATGAAATGCCAGATCTTGGCGAAGCTTCATATGACCGTGAAACCCTTGAAATGATGCCTATGGCTTTGGTTAAGCGAATGGCTAAGGATAAAGGGCTCACCCCAAGGTCAAAAGAAGAAGCGGTTGAGATGCTTTCCCCAGCTGATCAGAAGCTTGACGAAAAGAGTTTAATTGGTTCTGTTATCTTCTTGATGCGTGACGGATCAGAGGTTGGGTTTAATGGAACTCAAGAGTTACTTCAAAAGATATTTGATGTGGTGTCAAGTCACACTAGTGCTTGGTGAACTAACTACATAAAAGAAAAAGCCCCCGCAAGGGGGCTTTTTCATTTGCAATGGTAACTACCATTTATTTAAGACTTCACTTCTTCTTGGCTGCTGCTTTCTTTGCAGGAGCTGCTTTCTTCTTTGCGGGTCCTTTACCATAGCCAGGGTCCTTCTTGTCCTTAAGACCACATCCACATGCTGTGCACATACTACTTACCTCCCTTCCTATATTTGCTTGTCTTCTTAGCGATGCTATCTGGTTGCGCTACAAATTGTTTGCCTTTGCGGTTACCTTCTGCTTTGGCCTTATTTGTAGCAGCTTTTTCTGCGGGTGAAAGAGAGTCCCATGCCTTTTCGGGAAGGTATCTTTTTTTACCTTCTGAAGGTTTGCCATCAGAAGTCTTCCACTTTTCATCAGTCCATTTGTCTAATGACTTTTGAGGCTTAGCTTTGGCCATCAGTCTTTGTAACCTCCGCCCTTCTTCTTGTATTCAGATGCAAGAAGTTGAGCTTTGCGTGCTGACCATTCACCAGGGTCTCCGCCTTTAGTCCCAGCTTTAATTTTATTAAAAAGCTGCTTGCGCATCTCTGGTTGTGTGTAGTTGCCAGCTTCATTTACTTTAGATTCAGTTTTCTTTTTAGCAGCCATGTCAGCAATCCCAAGCGCGCAAAGATTTGTTAATGCGAGAATTAGGGTCGTTGGCTGTCTTAGCTGAAGTGTTCTTCTTCTTCATGCCTTCCATGCGTGCACAGAAAGAATCACGACGCGCTGCTGACTTCTCAGACTTGGCGGCTTGTTCTTTCTTTACTGGTGGCTTTAGGTTGCTGCCAGGGTTTGCTTTTTCATAAGACTTGCGTCCTTTTTCGTTTAGGCCACCCTTTGGGTCTTTACCCTCAGCACGTGACCAAGCTGCTGTTTTCTTAGCTGGTGCTTTCTTTTTTTCTGCCATGTTTGCTCCTTTATTTAAATTTGGCTAGGTAAGAACCTGTTACATTAAAAGCTTGACTGTCTACAACGTTACTAAACGTTTCTAAAACTTCTGAATGTGTCCAGTCGTCTTTGACGTGTGTTTCATAAGGGTTGCCTTCCGACTCCCCTTGTGGATAATGGATAATTGGAATAGATATAAGAGCGTAAGCTGCTTGGCTCTTGACCTTTTCCCAAAGAACAACAGCATCTTCTTTTGACATGTGCTCAAGAATGTCCCCAAAGATAACTAGATCATAGGTATAGCTAGTGTGTTCCCTAGCATCTCGTACGTACAGTCGATCATAAATTGAATGCAATTTAAATTGTTCTAAGTAAGGTTCCCAAATTTCTACAGCGTCAACTACGATTTGCGGGAAACTATTTTTAATCAACTTTCCATACGCACCAGCTCCAGGGCCAACGTCAAGGACAGTTTTTGGTGCAATCTCTGTAACTTTAGAAAGAACCCAACTTCTATTTTCTGCGTCCGAGTAAGGCATGAGTTATTTGGTTGATGCTCGTAGTTGCCAAGACCATTTTTTATGCATGTCAATGCGACCTGAAATAAAATCTGCAATACCTTGTTCGTTGGCTTTTGTTGCCTTATCGAAAGAATCATTTAAAGTTTTAATAACAGATTCATTTGCTGTTGCAAGCGCCTTTGCCATTGCTTTAGGGGATGGCTCAACATCTTTAAAAGTAACAGTAGTTAGTTCCATGTACTTTTTAAGACTAAATGGAGCGTAGTCATCAAGCTTGCGGATGTTTTCTGCAATGGGGTCAATTGCACTATAGGCATCTTCGTAGATGTCAGCAAAAAGAGAGTGGTACTGACTGAAGTCTTGGCCTTCTACGTTCCAGTGATACCCGTGGGCCATGAAATAAAAATTTACTACATCTGAAACAAGCACCTTAAGTGACTTGATTAATTCGTTCATTAGTTCTCCTAAAAGGGCAAACGCCAGGGTAATGAAGATTGTACCCCATTGACCCCGGCGTTTGCTGACCTACAACCAGGTAGGAGAACCACCAACTTCCCGGTGCAAAGAGTGTACCAGCGTCAAATTATATTTGCAACGCCGTTGCTAAGTACCTCAAAAGTGTGTACAGTTTCCGACCCATGACCACCAACCATTTCCAAGGGCCATTCTTGGCAGTTCCGCTTTGGGCGCATGAACTGATACGTGACTCTGGGCATTCTAGGGACATGCAAGTCTTATTGTCTCTTATTGCTCTTATGGAACGCCGCACCAAAGAAGTTAGTGCTTCCGTACAACAAATTGCTGATTACTCTGTACTCTCCAAGGAAACCGTAAAGCGTTCTCTTAGGTGGCTAGAAGAGTCAGGCGTGGTTACAATTGGACGCCGCAAAAAGCCGTCAGTGAATGTTTACACAATTAACTACGCACCAGCAGATGGGGTCAGCGGTGACCCCATTAGGGCTGTGGATAAGTGGGTAGATAGGGTCACCAGTGACCCTATGATGGGGTCAGCCGTGACCCCATCAAAACCACGTTTGGCCCATACTGCTTGCGGATTACGTGACTCTTCTATAGAAGTATTAAATATAGATACTAATAAGGTAAAGAAAGCCGCAAGCGGCCTGGAGGAAGAAATGATCTTAGGTGGAGACCCAGAGGAGGCAGAAGTGAAAGTGGAAACAAAGGTTAAGAAGAAGAGCCAAAGGAACGTCAACAGTTTGGTCACCCAGTTCATAAGTGACTCACGTACGATCATGAGTCACAGTTATTCTTATAAGGAAATTATTATCTTACGTAAGACTCTTAACACCCTTAGAGACTCGGGCCTTACGGAGTTCACCGTTTCACAAATGATCAAGCGATTCCTTGACGTTGAGCACTGGCGCAATTCAGAAACACCAGTTTTGGTTTTTACCAACAAGGCAGTACAACAAAAACTCATGGACCAGGTTGATACTGAGGTCGTTACAGAAGACCCAGTTCTAGCTTTGATGATGAGCGACTTTGAACGTGTTGGTATTAATTTGCCGTGGGATTATACAAACGATCAATTACTAAAGCGTGAAGTTATTCGTCATGGCATTGACATCTGCTACCGCTACCCTGAAGTTGTGGCAGAACTAATTAAAACCCACAATGGTGTACCAAGTACAAACTTTACTGCAACCTTGCGTGCGCTAAACTCTCTTGTAAGAGTTTTATCGGGCGAAGAAGATGGTGACTTAACCGAACTTCACGCTGCGGTGTCTTCTGTGAGCCTTCCACCAGAACTACACAAAACTTCAAAGAAAGATCTGCGCCCTGCGGCAGGATCTCTACTTGAAGCCGTGTACAACTACAGGAGGAGTACTCATGGACGAAAGTGAACCTATGTATGTTTTTGAAAATATAAACGACATTTTGATCTTTGCTCAATGGGTGCATGAGAATTTTGAATCCCCCGAAGAGTACGAAGGCTGGTTTGAGCACTCCCTTGACTCAGCAGTTCCTTCAGAAGTTTTTTGTACTCGTCCACAAAAGAAAGTGGAAAAGATGCATGTCTGTGTAGAGTGCAAAGCCCAGTTCACAACAAAGTCAGGATTAAGCGTTCATCAAAATGTTGTTCACACACGCAAGTTGGATAACGCAGAATTCTGGGACATAATCAAAACTACTTACAACGATCACAACGAGGACCACAATGAGCCAAACATTTCAGACACCGACTGATTGGAAGTCAGCAGCTTGGTGGCGTAACCGTTCTCCAGAAGAACGTTTATTCCATTCTAAAATACCTCGCAGATTTGCTGACTGCGAAGATATTACTAACCCAAAAATTGCAAACTGGGTTATGGATTACAAACAAGGCGACAGCATTCTCATTCAGGGAAAGCCAGGAACTGGCAAATCAACAATGGCCCAGGCTGTACTTAGGGCGCTTGTTTTAGACAACCCTCTGTCAGGTCGCTTTGTCACATCCGATAGATACATTGAGATGCTCAAAGACCAGTTTGACAACGACAATCTTCTTCCAGAGATGTACTCAAGCCCATACCTGATTAAGTACATCCAAGGGGTCTTTGACATTGTTGTCCTTGACGGTGTTGGCCAAGAACGTGAAACAGAATTTTCAATCCATGAAATTGGTAGTTTGATTCGGCGTCGTCACGAAGACATGCGCACAACAATCATTACAACAACCCTTGGGGTATCTGACTTTACGCGTCGCTACGGTGACCGTGTTAAAAGTGCCGTGCTTGACATGGTGGAAGTCAAGGTTGTGTGATGGAGGCTGGAGATATTGGCGTTGGCTCACGCATTGGGCAAGCATGTGTTTTTGAGGGCGTACTAGCATCACCACCCGTAGGTGTTGCACTTGTTAAAGAGAAGTACCACATTCGCCGTGGCGCTTGGGATGATGCATTAAAACTTTGGACGCCTAACGAACTTCCACTGAAGTCTTTAATTGACTCATCCGAAAGAATGGGTATTGCTACCGACATCATTACATTTCTTGACGCAGATGCAGTTGAGCCCATGTACAGGTGGCTTGTAAGAAAAGGAATACACCTAGCGGTAGTCCACTATGACACACCCGAACTGTACGCTGAAGACCTTAAGTACAACCGTGGCGTAAAGGTTGTCTACACACCCAACAAAGAAATTGCTTACACACTTGGCATGCGAGCCACAGTAGTTAGCCCCAAATCGGCCTGGAGACTCTGATGGCATCTAGTGAACTTTATTTAGTTTCAAAAGTCATTCTTGAAAAAGAAACAAACATACCTATTCGTGCTGGGCTAAAGCCAGATCACCTAACTGGTGAGTGGCAAGGTGTCTGGCAGTGGATCTTAGAGTTCCAACGTGCTCATGGATCTGTTCCTACTGAGCGTGTGTTCATGCAACAGTTTGGTGGCATCACCTTGCATGACGTCAAGGACGAACCATTCTCAAGATTGCTTGATGAAATCTTTGATGCTTACCGCAAGCGTTGCATGTTGGATGCATTACAACCAGCAATCAATGCACTCAACGACGACGACATTGACAAAGCAATGTCAACACTTTCATCAGGTTTACAAAAAGCAAGTGTTGAAGCCTCTCGGTTGCGTGACGTAGACATCATCCAAAACTACGAGAACCGTCTTAACCGCTATGAAGAAATGCGGCTACAACCAAACGCACTACGCGGCATCCCTACAGGATTTCATGGTCTTGACAAGATCACGCATGGCCTACGCCCACAGCAGTTCATTGTCTTTGCAGGTGAGCCTAAGCGTGGTAAATCTTTGTTTGCTTTGATCGTTGCTAACTCAGCACACATCTATGGCAAGCGTCCCCTCTTCGTGTCCTTTGAAATGAGTATTGAAGAACAGGAGGCTCGCTACGACGCTTTGATTGCAAAAGTACCGTATGGCCGAATCCTTGCTGGAGATCTCACGAACAAGGACATGGAGAAAATTCGTAAAGCATTATCCATCCGCAAGCACATGCAACCGTTTGTATTCAGTGAGGACACCGCTTCTCTAACAACTGTCAGTGGGCTTGCTGGAAAGGTACAAGAGTACCAACCGGACTTGCTAGTCGTGGACGGCGTGTACTTAATGGATGACGAAGAGGGCGAAGCAAAAGGTTCACCTCAAGCACTAACCAATATCACTCGTTCACTAAAGCGACTTGCACAAAGGTTTGACATCCCTGTAGTTGCCACAACCCAAGTACTGTCTTGGAAACTAGGGAACAAGAAGACACGTGCAGTAACAGCAGACGCAATTGGTTACACCTCTTCATTCGCCCAAGACGCCGACTTAATCCTTGGCGTTGAGCGAAACCCAGACATGGATGACCAAGCAATAATCAGAGTTGTACTTGCAAGGTCGTCGCCAAATGGTGAAGTGCACATTAAGTGGGATTGGACAACAATGGAGTTTGAGGAGGTGTACGAGAATGGCGCAGACTTCGACCCCTCTTTCGACTGATGTTGCCCTAATCCTTGAAACTGCAGGAGTAGAGATATCCAAGATTGGTGACAGGGAAATTACAGGCAAGTGCCCAGTACACATTCACACAACTGGTCGTGCTGACAATTCTCCGTCATGGAGCATCAACTCCTCTAGTGGTTTGTGGATCTGCTTTTCGTGTGGCGCTCGTGGCACCTTGTCATCATTGCTTTACCAGCTAATTGGTGATAGCTCTATATCTGCTCAACAGTTTCTTATAAACGCTGGAATGCAGCGGTTGACAGATGGCCCAAAGCCACTTGAACTAACTCCACTCGTAAACCCAGATGCGTTTTTAAAGTTTGACCGTGTTTCCGATAAACGTTGCTTATCTAAGAACTTAAACCCAGAACTGGTTTACAGGCATGGTGTTAGGTGGAACACATCTAATAAGACATGGGCCTTGCCAATTATCTCAGCTACTGGGCAACTCAAAGGCTGGCAGGAGAAGAAACCAGGATGGGTTCGTAACTTTCCTGTTGGTGTAGAAAAGGGCAAAACCCTGTTTGGCATTGAAAGGTTCCGTGGACGAACAGCCGTTCTGGTAGAGTCTCCTTTAGACATTGTTAGGTTTGCAGATGTCTTTTCTAAACCAAGTGCTCTAGCTTCATTTGGTGCACAAGTTAGTAGGGCTCAAATGGATTTACTTTTACATGTTGCTGATTCAGTTGTTGTTGCAATGGACAACGACCAGGCAGGTGTTGAATCAAGCAAGAAGCTTTACAAATTTATGGGCACCCCCCGCAAAGGTATCAAGTGGTGGAACTACAGCAACACCGAAGCTAAAGATATAGGCGACATGACAGACGAAGAAATTGAAGAAGGGCTACTAACAGCGACAGTAGTACCTCCCTGGATTGGCTAATGTTTAACGGAAAGCTTTACCCATATCAAGAAGAGTCAGTTGACCGCATGGTTGACCGTGGCCAGATGCTCTTAGGTCTTGTTATGGGCGCAGGTAAGACAGTCACAACTATTGCTTGCATTGAGCAGCTCATGGAAGCTAACGAAGTTGAAAAGTGCCTAGTCATAGTTCCGTCATCCCTCAAGTACCAGTGGAAACGCGAGATTGAACGTTTCACAAACTCACGAGTCATTGTCATTGATGGTACGCCCAAGGCCAGGGAAAAAGCATGGAGAGCAACCCTCTCAGCTAAGTACATTATTGTTAACCCTGAGACACTTATACGAGATTCGTCTCACTGTCTTAAAGTCAACTTCCAATCAGTTGTTGTTGACGAAGCAACAATCATTAAGTCCAGGGTCAGCAAACGCTCAAAGATGATTAAAAAGATTGGCAAAAGGGTGCACTATAGGTTCGCTCTAACTGGTCAGCCAATTGAAAACAGGCCAGAAGAGTTGTTTTCAATTATGGAATTTGTTGACCCAGACGTACTTGGTCGGTTTGACCTGTTTGACAGGACGTTTATTGTTAGGGACCACTACGGTAAAGCAACTAGGTACAGGAACCTAAAGTCTTTGCACGAGTCAATGAGCGAATGCATGGTTCGTAAAACACGCGAGGACATTGCAGACCAACTGCCAAATATTATTCATCAAACCATCCCAGTTCCTTTTGATGCGGCAGGGGCCAGCCTTTACAGAACCATATCAACTGACCTCCTTAATGAACTTCAAAAGGTTCTTAACACTCATGGTGCTGGGTTTAACTTGTGGAAGCACTATAACGACCCAGCTTCTAATGAGGCCCAAGGTCAGATTATGTCTCGCCTAACCGTATTGCGGATGCTATGCGATAACCCTCATCTAGTAACAAAGTCAGCTGCAGCATACGCCGACCCCAACAGACCCAACCAAGGCAGTGCTTACGCAGACGCAATTACTAAAAAAGGTTTTGTAACACCAAACCTTGGTTCACCAAAACTAGATGCTGTGATGGATTACATCACTCAAGTTCTTGATGAAGACCCAAAGAACAAGGTAGTTCTTTTTTCATTCTTTAAAGAAAACTTAAAGCTCCTAAAAGCAGCAACTGCTCGCATTACTAACAGTGTTCTTTTTACAGGGGACATGTCATCGGAAGAGAAAGACCAAGCTAAGCAGCAATTCTCTACTGACCCTAACACTCGGCTCTTCTTATCATCAGACGCTGGTGGTTACGGCGTTGACCTACCCATGGCTAACTACTTAATCTCTTATGACCTTCCCTGGAGTAGTGGAAAGCTTGAACAAAGAGAAGCTCGTATCATTAGGTTGTCTTCCCAATTCTCTCATGTTACGATTGCCACGTTCGTCATGCAAGGTTCCATTGAAGAAAGACAATACGAGATGCTTCAGCAGAAGCGTTCAATCAATGAAGCTTTCGTTGACGGAAAACATCACGACATTCGTGGTGGATTTGACATCATGTTAGGTAGTCTTACGTCCTTCCTAAGAGAATCACAGGTTTAAAATGTCAGACAAAATTGACAAAGATACTATTAGTCGGTTAATTGAGGAATACAAAAACTCAAGGCACATGGCAGACAAAGTTCAAGCACGAGTTGATGAGTTTAAAAAAGAACTAACTCGTTTAGTAAAGGCACATGGCAAACCTGACGACAAAGGCCACCTATGGCTCCCTGGTTTAGAGAACCAAGTAAAGCACGAACGTCGCGTAAGCAAATCTTTTGATCTTCAGTCCGCAAAAGAATGGGCTAAAGAAATTGGCATCTGGGATGAAGTCAAAGAGGTAGTTGAAACTACTAGCGAAGATCAAATCCTAAAGTACGTGTGGTCACATCCAGAGCACGAGTCTACACTTGCCTCTTTCTATAGCGAGAAAGAGTCATGGGCATTTAAAGTAGTTGAGCAAAAGAGTTATGACGATGAGTAATCTGTACAATCCATACACAAAGCCAAAAAAAGAAGAAAATCCTCATATGCCTGCCAAAGATCAGCTTATGATTGAAAACAAAATGCTGGCAAAAAAAGTACGTGATTTAAGAGCAGAAGTTGAACTACTCAAAGCGGTAATCCAAGATTTAGACGAAGAGTACTTTAATGAGTCGTGACCCTCTTGACTTTTTTAATAGTCTTCCAGATTTTCCTGGCAGGACACCTCCAAAGAATCGCAAGATTGTTTCAAAAGATCCTTTAGCTGAAGATAGGCTTAATGGCGCTAAGTCAAAGAGCATGAAGATTAACGGCGTTGACAGACAGTTTTTTACAGTAGGTGAATTAGCCAAGGCAGTTAACCGTAAGCCCGTTACAATCAGGTCATGGGAATTAAACGGTTGGTTGCCAAAAGCCAAGTACCGAACACCAGCACCTAAGGGAACACAAATTCCTGGAAAAGTTGCAAAAGGACGTAGGCTTTACTCGCTAGAGCAAGTAGAGTTTCTACTAACCGCGCTGTTGCGGTTTGAGATAGACGACCCAGCCAAGGCCAACTGGGACGGCTTCAGACAGCACATAAAAAACCAATGGCCCAACGATTAAGGAAAAACATTATGAGCAGATACGAAGATGACGAAAACGAGATTGTTGAGGATGCACCAGTACGTGCACCCAAGACAGCCAAGTTGGTAGTTGAAGATATTGAAGAAGAGGAAGAGCGACCCGCTTCTGCCTCTAGGGTAATCCGTCGTGGTTGGGGTGCAGCAGATTCTGTCAAACACGCCGACTCACCATACGCACAACGGTTGCGTGTAATGGAAGATCCCATTGTCATCAAGTTCCTTGAAGACGAACCCTACGCCTCTTACCGCCAGCACTGGGTAGAGCGTTCAGGTCAGAAGTCATTCACTTGCATTGCGGACATTGATCCTAAGGGTTGTCCTCTTTGTGACGCAGGTAGCCGTCCGTCAACACGCTTTGCATTTAACGTAGTTTTGCTTAGCCCAGACAGCGACCCAACAATCAAGTCCTACGAAGTGGGCCCACGAGTAATTGACCAACTTAAGAACTTCCACAACGATCCCCGCCAGGGACCTTTGTCAAAGCACTTTTGGGCAGTCAGCCGTTCGGGCAAGGGCGCAACATCTGCTACCAACCATCAGTTGGTAAAGGACCGCGACCTTGAAGAATGGAATCTTACTGAGCCAACTGCGGAAGAACTCAAAGACTTCCGTAACAAGTCCTACACTCCGGACATCATTCAGATTCCTTCTCGCAAGGATCTCCAGCAGATTGCTCTTGAAGATCTGGACGACTGATATCCGTGGCGCATGATGCGTTTGAGGTGGGGGGCAGAAATGCCCCCCACTTCGTATCTACAGTAGAAGAACTAGAAGAGATTGTTCGCGTAGTACAAGAGCATGGCGCTTTTGTATTTGACGTTGAAACATACGGTGCTATTGACCGCCACCCCGATGTTGAAAAGTGGATTGAAAAGGAATGGCAGGAGCATCTTGCTACTCTGAAAACAACTAACGATGATGTACTGGCTCGTGCTAGGGAAATCATTGTTGGTCGTTGGAAGAACATGCTTGCACTTGACCCACTTCGCAACAGCGTCTTTTGGATTGCTATTGCCACAGAGGGACGTTCATGGGCAATCCCCATGGGCCATCCTAATGGCGAGGTAATTGTTCCAGAAGAACGAGGTGATGGCTCTACAGTGCCCCCGCCTGGTTATAGGAAGTTCACAGCCAGTGGCAAAGAGTCCATGGCTAAAGCAAGGTATTTCAAGCCAGCAGTGTTTAGTCCTGCTCCAAAGCAGTTGACCCCAGCAGAAGTGTTTGAGGCTTTGCGCCCATTGTTCTTTAGTGACATTGTTAAGATTGGACACAACGTAAAGTTTGACGCACGCTCAATTCGTAAATACTTTGGTGGGGATTTACCTGAGGGTCCTTTTCTTGACACGATGCTTATGCAGCATATTGTTAATGAGAACTTGATGGAGTACAACCTTGCGCATTTGATTTCTCATAATTTTGCAGGGTTTAGTGCTTATCATCGTGACGGCAAGCTAGGCGCATTCATCACTGAGGTGTCTTTCTCCAAAGCGTTACATTACGTGCACTTAGATGCACGTTGGACTTGGTTACTATACAAAGCGTTATATAAAAAGGTAACACACGTCCCCGAACTACTTAACTCTCTTCGCCAGGACATGCAGGTATTACGCGTCATCATGGAGATGGAAGACACGGGTATCCCAGTCAACCAACGTGAGATGACTGCTTTGGGCAAGCGTCTTGAGGTTAGGTTAAATGAAATACTTCTAGACCTTAACGACTACGCTCCCCCAGGGTTTAACCCCGACAGCTCAAAGCACAAACAACAGTTGCTATTTAATAAGAAGCGTGAGGGTGGCCTTGGACTCAAGTCGGTCAAGACAACCCCTGGTGGCAACGCCTCAGTAGATGAAGAAGCTTTACATAAACTCGAGACTAAGCATCCAGTTGTACCTATGTTGCTTGAGTGGGCAGAAACAAAGAAGTTGGTTACAACTTACGTTGATGGTTTATTACCAAAACTCCACAACGGCAGACTGCACCCATCGTTTCACCTACACAGGACTGCAACTGGCCGTCTGTCCTCAAGCAATCCCAACCTGCAGAACATCCCCCGTGACAGCACAGTGCGCAACCTATTCAGGGCACCAGCGGGTTACGAACTACTAGTTGCTGACTATGACCAGATTGAACTTCGGGTTATGTGCATGTTTTCCCATGACCCTAAAATGAGTGAGTTCTTCCTTACAGGGGAAGATATCCACTCAGGAGCAGCGGCACTTGTATTGGGCAAGGACGTTAGCGAAGTTACTGCAGAAGAACGCCAACTTGGTAAAGGTGTTAACTTCCTGACTGCCTATGGCGGTGGCGCACAAAAACTTGCCCGTACAACTGGCATAGATGAAGACCATGCTAAGCATGTCATTGATCAGTATTACCGACAGTTCTCGGGTATTACCAAGTGGAAGCAAGAAGTCATTGCCGAGGGTAGGTCCAAAGGTTACGTATCCACAATCTCAGGGAGACGCCGGCATTTGCCAGACCTTTGTTCATCAGATAACAACTTGAAAGCACGAGCAGAACGGCAAGCAGTAAACGCAGTTGTTCAAGGTTCAGCTGCTGACATCTGCAAGAAAGCAATGATTGACGTTTATGAAGCCCTATCAGGGCTTGAAGCAAACATGCTGGTACAAGTTCATGACGAATTGCTAGTTATGACACGAACCGAGTTATCTGCTGATATATTCCCAGTAATGATAAACGCTATGGGAGACGGGGTTGTGTACGAAGGTATACCATTAAAGGTATCAGGCCACGCAGCATCCAGTTGGGCCGAGGCAAAAGGTAAATAGCATGCCCCATACCCCCATAGATAAACGAAACTTCTATTTGTCCCTTTCAATTGCCGAAGGGCAAAAGATTGCATCATCAGCTGGGTTTTCCGTACCTTCAACAGAAGTACAGGAAAGCGAAATCATGGACATTATTAGCAAGTGGGTAATCCTTGCCAGTATGGGCATTTTTGAGACAACTCAAAACTGTGCTGAATGGATGTTGGAAGTTGTCAAAGTACACAACGACCTAACTGAATCTGAGCTTGAAAACACAAAGAACGTAATACTCTCTTTTGGAATGGCTTTAGTTTCCCATCTTGTAGATAACGATATGTTGTTGCTTCCAGAAAGAGTTGGGGGTAGCCTCGTTAAGGAAGACAGTTCTGCTATCTTTAGTTTCCTAACTTTTGCAACCGAAGACGACGAAGACGAAGAGGAAGATTACGAAGATGAGTGATTGGTGGTCACGTCAGTTATCAAACCAACAGCCTCGTACGGCTCCACGGCAGGAGGGGTATTCTTCACCTCCCATTACGCCTCCTGTACGTTTTGGTTCTATTCAAATCCCAGTACAGCATCAGCCACAACCTCAACAACCACAGCAACGTGTACTTGATGAGAATCGTGCACCTACTGAGAATGTTTCTATGGGTGACGCAATCCGTTTGTGGAAAGGTGGCGAAGCAGCTAAAAAACAACCCGATATGTATTGTCCCGAATGTGGTAGTCAAAACATCTTTGTTCGTACAGCCAAAGGTGGCAACACCATGATTTCAGGTAGTAACCCAGCACCCCGTTGTTTTGAATGCGGTTGGAATGGTATTTACGATCAAGGTTCGCAGTCCTCTTGGGCTGTCTAATTAGGAGCACAAATTGAAAATTGAAGAGCATGAGACGCTTGCGTCTATTATTGCGTCCATCAACAAGAAGTACGGCGAAGACATCGTTGTCCAAGGTAACAGGGTTAAGGAAGAGCTACCACGTATTACAACTGGCATCCTTGCTTATGACCTAATGCTTGGTGGTGGGTGGCCTATGAACCAATGGTCTGAGATTATTGGTGATGAGTCATCAGGTAAAACAGCAATTGCTTACAAGACTATTGCGGCTAACCAAGCATTAGACCCTGAGTGGATTGCCATGTGGGTTGCTGCAGAAGAGTTTGTTCCTGAGTACGCCGCATCAATTGGTGTTGACTTAGAGCGTCTCTGGGTTGTTGAAACCAACATCATGGAGCATGCCTATGATCTAATCATTAGAGCTATGCAAAACCGTGCCGTTGACTGCATTGTTCTTGACTCACTCCCAGCACTTGTTCCTGGCGATGAGGATGAAAAGACCATGGCAGAGTTTCAAATGGGACTCGGTGCACGCCTTACTGGAAAGTTCTTCCGTAAGTCATCCAAAGCGCAGAAGCGTTCTATGGTTAACGAAGACCGTGGTTGTACTGGGCTTATTATTAACCAGTGGCGTGAAAAGATTGGCGTCATGTACGGCGATCCTCGCACCACACCAGGTGGCAAGGCCAAGAACTTTCACTACTTCTGCCGTGTTGAAGTCAAGCGTGATGAGTGGATCAAGGAAAAGGATGAGCCAGTAGGCCAGACTATCCGTGGTCGTACCATGAAGAATAAGACGGTTTCTCTCTTGGTGAGTTTGACACCATAAAAGATATCGTTAACATCTGTATCGCTACAGAAATCATTACTCGTGGTGGCGCGTACTACAACTATGACGGCCAAAAGTGGCAAGGCAAAGACGCCTTGTTACAGGGTGTGCGAGAAGACTTGGGGTTGCAGGCAATCCTTAAGCAGAAAGCCACAGAGAAGTTCCTATGATTCTTGGTCGTGAAGACCCAAAAGATAAACAACGCCAAATAATGAAAGCCTCTAAAAAGCAGGAACTACGATCTGCTAAGGCTTACAATGGCAGTCGCAATGCAGGATCAGGTTCTGGGTGGATGCGTAAGAACGACGTTCGCACCCATGACATGCTCATAGAAAACAAATTGACGTATAACGAAAAGTCTTATTCAATTAAAGCAAAAGAATTACAGGAGTTAACACAACGTGCTGTACTTGAAGATAGGCTTCCTGTGTTGCAGTTCGATATTGGCGGGCGTAATTACGTCATCCTTAATGAAGCAGACTTTCAAATGATTATTGGAGAATAATGGACTCAGTA